GAGTTAAGTGCAAAAAAAAAGAAATTACCAGCAGGCTTACAAAAAGCTATTGCTAAAAAGAAAGGTGCTAAGACTGAATCAACAAAAGCTACTAAAAAAGCAGTTGCTGAATCAATGAGCTTCTTAGATGCTATTAAAATTGTAAAAGAAAGCAATGGTGAAATGAAAGTTTATGCTGTTGACACTGCTATTTGGAATTGGGCAAAGCGTGTGGCAAGTTCAAAAGTTACTGAAGGTGGTGTTAAACAAGAAGCATACGCCGCTAGAGTTTATGAAGGACGTGGCGGAGTTTGGGACGTTTCCAAAACAGTTATTTCAGAATAATCAAAATACATATTGGTAAAAAAGGCAGTTAAAAATACTTGACTGCCTTTTTTTATGACTGTATAATACATATATTAACTAGGAGAACAATCTATGGCAAGATCACATTATGGCCCAGAAGAGAAAGCAAAACTCGATAGGCTGATCAAAGAAGGCTCTACTGTACTACAAGAAGTTGAAGATTTACAGGCAGGTCTAAAAGACACTGTAAAGGCAGTAGCAGAAGAATTAGAGATTAAACCAAGCGTAATTAATAAGGCAATTAAGATCGCTCACAAAGACGAGTGGGCTAAACACGAAGAAGAATGGGAAGAAATCGAAAGCATACTTGGCATCACCAATCATCTACCTACAAAAGATGATAATTCTAACGGTGATGTATGATACAGCGTGTAACCGACTTTTGGATTAACAGTTATAAATCAGATAAGGTAGCATTTTTATTTGAACTTATAAGTTTTATAACTACCGTTGGTGCTAGTTTAACACTGGCATTTACAGCAGATAATCCGGATATGACTATTGTTTATCCTGGATTTTTTATAGGAAGTCTAGCAGGTGTATATGCTTACTATAGACGAGGTATTGCTTGGCCGTTATTGCTAACATCATACTTTGCTGTTGTAAATGTATTCGGATTCGGCGTTGCCATCGGATGGTGGTAATAAATATTATTGAGGAAGGTAGGATCAGCCATAAATGATCATTAGGTATTTGCCAACCGGAAATGGCATAGGAGAAAAGATATGAGTTATGTAGATGCGTTCTACAATCGTGATACAGATACCATCCACGTTGTTGAAAGAGTAGATGGTAAAAGACAATTCAAAGAATACCCCGCAAGATATCTATTTTACTATCCTGATGCTAGAGGAAAGTATCAGTCAATTTATGGCGAGCCTCTAAATCGTGTAACATGTAAAAATATAAAAGATTTTCACAAAGAACAAAAAATCTATAGCAACAAGAAATTATTTGAAAGTGATATCAATCCAATTTTTAGATGCTTAGAAGACAACTATCTTAATCAAGACGCACCAAAACTAAATGTTGCGTTTTTCGATATTGAGGTGGACTTTGATCCAGAACGTGGGTATGCTTCACCTGAAGATGCTTTTATGCCAATTACTTCAATAGCTGTTCATTTACAGTGGATGGAAGAATTGATTTGTTTAGCAGTTCCACCTAAAAGCATGGACATGGAAGAAGCAACAAAAGCTGTAAAAGAATTTCCAAATACATATCTTTTTGAAACCGAAGGTGAACTACTTGATGCCTTCCTCGACTTAATTCAAGACGCAGATATTTTAACTGGTTGGAACAGTGAAGGATTTGATATTCCTTATACTGTTAACCGTGTTACTAAAGTATTATCTAAAGAAGATACTCGACGTTTTTGTTTATGGGATCAGATGCCTAAGAAACGTGAGTTTGAAAAGTTTGGACGTAAGAGTGTAACTTATGACTTTGTTGGTCGTGTACACTTGGACAGTCTTGAACTATATCGCAAGTACACATACGAAGAACGCCATACATATCGACTAGATGCTATTGGCGAAATGGAAATTGGCGAGAACAAAACTATTTACGAAGGTACACTCGATCAACTTTACAACAACGACTTTCGAAAGTTTATTGAATATAACAGACAAGATACAGCACTACTAGACAAACTTGATAAGAAATTAAAGTTCTTAGATTTAGCAAACACCGTTGCTCACGAAAATACTGTATTACTACAAACAACAATGGGTGCTGTTGCTGTTACAGAACAAGGTATTATTAACGAAGCACACAGACGTGGCTTTATTGTTCCTAATAGGATTAGACGAGAGCCTGGCAGTGAACCTGCGGCAGGTGCTTATGTAGCATATCCCAAGAAAGGTATCCATTCATGGATTGGATCTGTTGATATCAACTCACTGTATCCTAGTGCTATTCGTGCTTTGAATATGGGTCCTGAAACTATCGTAGGACAGTTGCGCCAAGACTATACTAAAAACTTTATTGAAGAACAAATGGTTCGTAACAAGAAATCATTTGCCGCTTCGTGGGAAGGGCAATTTGGTAGTTTAGAATACGAGTTTGTTATGGAAAAGAATGTATCAAAAGAAATTGTTATCGACTGGGAAGATGGTAACAGTGATACACTCACAGGCGCACAGATTTATGATTTAATCTTTGAAAGCAATCAGCCTTGGATGCTTAGTGCCAACGGAACTATTTTCACTTACGATAAGGAAGGTATTATTCCAGGACTTCTAAAACGTTGGTATGCTGAACGTAAAGAAATGCAAGCTAAACTAAAAGAAGCTAAAGACGCAGAAAATAAGATTGAGATTGAATACTGGGACAAGCGACAGTTAGTTAAAAAGATTAACTTGAACAGTTTGTATGGTGCTATTCTTAATCCAGGTTGTAGATTCTTTGATAATAGGATTGGTCAAAGCACAACACTTACCGGACGTACTATTGTAAAACACATGGCCGCTAAGATTAACGAAATCATTACAGGCGAATATGATTATAGAGGTAAAGCAATTATCTATGGTGATACTGACTCCTCATACTTTAGTGCTTATAATGTACTAAAAACTGAAATTGAAAAAGGACAAATTCCTTGGGATAAAGACAGTGTCGTGAAACTGTATGATCAAATAGCAGACGAAGCATCTGCTAGTTTTCCTAAGATGATGCTTGATAAGTTTCATTGTCCAAAAACACGTGGCGAAGTTATTGCCGCTGGTCGTGAAGTTGTTGCTTCAAGTGGGTTGTTTATTACTAAGAAACGCTATGCTGTTCTATACTATGACATGGAAGGTTTCCGTGTTGATGTCGAAGGCAAGCCAGGTAAGATCAAAGCAATGGGTCTCGATCTTAAACGTTCTGACACACCTGTTGTTATTCAAGACTTTCTTAAAAATGTACTTGAAATGGTACTAGACGGAAAACCTAAAGAAGATGTTCTTGATTACATTACAGAATTTAGAACAGAGTTTCACGGACGCTCAGGTTGGGAGAAAGGATCTCCTAAACGTGCTAACAAGATTACAGAGTATCAAGCAAAAGAAAAGAAACTAGGAAAGGCAAATATGCCTGGACATGTTCGTGCTTCAATTAATTGGAATACACTAAAACGTATGAATGGGGACAAGTATTCCCAAACTATTACAGACGGTGCTAAAGTTATTGTTTGTAAAGTTAAAGATAATCCTATGGGATTTACTAGTGTTGCGTATCCGGTAGATGAACTAAGATTACCGGAATGGTTTAAAGAGTTACCATTCGATGACGCCACTATGGAAACTACAGTTATCGATGAAAAACTTGGGAATTTGATCGGTGTTTTGGATTGGGATATTTCATCTACAAGACAAGATAACACTTTCAATAATTTGTTTGATTTTGAATAATAAGTTGTTGACAAACCTAAATAAACGTACTATAATGTATAATAGAACTATGGAGAATCTAAATGAAAGACATTTTACAAGACATTGTTAGCCATACACAGAATCTTGGCTTTCTGACTACTGTAAAAATTACAGGGGAAGAAGAAAGCACTGCTATCTTTTCAATGGCAGATGATCGTTCAGTGATCATGGAAGCAACTACACATAATCCTTATCCGGATATGATTGGCGTATTTGGTATGCCACAACTTAACAAATTGAAGTATTTGTTAGACGGCAGTGAGTATAAAGAAGATGCTAAAATTAACATTACTACAGCAGAACGCAATGGCGAAACTATGCCTGTAGGTATTCACTTTGAAAACAAAAACGGTGACTTTAAAAACGACTATCGTTTCATGAATATGGAAATTATTAATGAAAAGATGAAAACAGTTAAGTTCCGTGGTGCTAACTGGAATGTAACTATTGTTCCTACACTTGCTGGTGTACAACGTATGAACTTCCAAGCAGGTGCTAATCCAGAACATCCTACATTCCTTGCTAAGACCGATCAAGGTAATCTTAAATTTATCTTTGGTGACGCAAGTTCACACGCAGGTGAATTTATTTTTGCTACTGATGTTGAAGGTACATTAGATCGTGGTTGGACTTGGCCAGTTGCTCCGATTCTTGCTATTCTTAAGATTGCTGATGTTAACAATACTAAGATGAGTTTATCAAACGATGGTGCTATCCAGATCGAATTAGACAGCGGATTAGCAAATTACAAATATATCATTCCAGCACAGGCGGCCTAAATAAAACTATGAAAGCACCAATACAACTAACACCATTACAGAAAGACTACGCAGTGTATTTGCCTGCTATTAGTACTTTCTATTCCACATACATATCTAAACAAAGATACGAAGAATTTGTTCCAGCAGATCGTTTGCCTAAAGGCTTTGATAGAGGCATTGAAGGAATGAACTTCTTGAACGCAGACAAAGG